GATCATCACATCTGCTGATGTTGCTTCTGCTTTACAAATGGCTGGTGTATTAGATTACACACCTGCACTATCAAATAACTTAAACGTAGATGATACATCAACAACTTTCGCTGGTGTATTAAACGGTCGTTACAAAGTATATGTTGATCCATATGCCGCAAATGTAGCTGCTTCACAATACTACGTAGTAGGTTACAAAGGTACATCACCTTACGATGCAGGTATGTTCTACTGTCCTTATGTACCATTACAAATGGTAAGAGCAGTTGGCGAGAACACATTCCAACCAAAAATTGGTTTCAAAACTCGTTACGGTATTGCTGCTAACCCATTCCACACAGGCGTAAGAGCTGCTGGTGAAGATGGTGCGATTAGTATCAGTGCAAATACTAACAAGTATTACAGAAGAGTAAAAGTATCAAACTTAATGTAATCCCATTACATAAAAAAATTGAAGGGGGCTTCGGCCCCCTTTTTTATTTGTACTAAATAATAATATGACGACAGTTACCAGACAACCCACCACAATGGACTATGTTAGTCCTACTCAGTTTAAATTTACAATTGCTCAAATTCCAAAAGTAGAGTTCTTTTTAACAAATTGTAATTTGCCTGGTATCAATCTTGGATCAGCAGTTGTTCCTACACCATTCAAACCGATTCCATTAATGGGTGATGAAATAACTTTTGATAATTTGACTATTGGGTTTCAAGTATCAGAAAATTTAGAAAATTATATCGAATTACACAATTGGTTAGTTGCGATAGGATTTCCAAAATCAAGAGATCAATTCTCACAATTTAGAAGTACAACTTCTAATACACCAACTGCAACAAGAGGAGGAGCATCTACAGATATAGGGAAAACTGGTCTACAAACCACCTCAAATCCCCTTTTTAGTGATGCTACGTTAACTATTTTGTCAAACAAGAACAATCCCTTAGTAGAAGTAAGATTTCAAGATGTTTACCCTGTTTCACTGTCTTCATTGGATTTTACACAAGAAGCAACTGATGTTCCATACATTAAAGCGACTTCAGATTTTACATATAAAATTTACGAAATTGTCACATTATAATTGACATTTTCTTAAATTTGTGATAGGATATTTGCCATGACCTTAGATGAACTTAAAAAAATTGTATATAAAGATTTACCCGTAAATCACGATCATTTGGATACAGAGGCCTTGAAAAATCAAGAACTGTATGCAAAGTTTATTGACTATAAAACAAACTTTGAATTTTTACTTGCAAAGGCAAAGGGGGAATATAAAGTTTTATATAGAGATAAATGGGAATATTATGGTGGAAAGGCAGATGCAAAAGTATATGCAACAAAACCTTTTGACTTAAAAGTTCTTAAAGGTGATCTAAACATCTATATCGAATCAGATAAAGAAATCATAGACGCAGAAAATAAGATTGTATATTTGGAAACAGTGACAAAATATATTGACGGCGTATTAAAATCTATTCAATCAAGAGGGTGGGATATCAAAAATGCTATCGAGTGGAAAAAATTTGAAGCAGGCATGGTTTAGTAATATTCAACAAATGAAAGATGAGGAAATAGATTTCCTTTACTCATGTGTTGCAGAAACGGAAGGTGACATTTTAGAAATTGGAATGGGTGGTTCTACTGTTGCTTTTTTAGATGCAACAAAAGACACTGCAAGAGAAGTTTGGTCTATTGATTTAAGAAATAAATTAGAAGATCACCTAGAATATATTCCTTTAGATTATCAAAATAGATTAAAATTTATACAAGAAGATTCTCATAAATTAGCACTGAAAAAAGAATTTGGTTTACTTTTAGTTGATGGTGATCACACATTTACTTCAGTTCGAAAAGATACTATGGCATTTTGGGAAAATGTATCAGATAATGGTTTAATATTATATCATGATTACGATATGCCAGATGTAAGTAGTTTTGTGGATTCGTGGGTTTCAGAATTTGAATATGCTTTTATTCACAAAAGAAAATGCAATCTTGTAGCACTAAAAAAGATATGATTTTTGTACACAAAGTAAATGATGTTCACTTACAAGTGGAATGCGAACCTTATGTCGCAAGAGAACTAAGTTCTTTTTTTGAATTTGAAGTACCTGGTGCAAAGTTTATGCCTGCTTATCGTAATCGATTATGGGATGGCAAAATTCGTTTATTCTCTCAAAAGACTTGTAAAATCTATGTTGGTTTATTATCTTATCTTGAAGATTTTTTTAAAAACAATGAATTAGAATATGTTTTACACGATAACGTTAAATTAGATAAGAACATTGATGTAAAAGATGTTCACGGATTTATTAAGTCACTAAAAATTCCTTTTGAAACTAGAGATTATCAATTCAACGCAATTTGCAAAGCAATAGAAAAATCAAGAGGCTTATTTGTTTCCCCAACTGCATCTGGTAAATCATTTATCATTTATTGTTTAGTTCGTTATTTTAGAATGATGAACAAAAAAATTCTTATCCTTGTTCCTACTACATCTCTTGTAGAACAAATGACAAATGACTTTGTATCATATGGATGGTCTGATAAACACATACACAAAGTTTATTCTGGTCATGATAAACAATCAGATAAACCTGTTATTATATCAACATGGCAATCTTTATATAAATTACAAAAATCATATTTCAAACAATTTCAATGTATCTTTGGTGATGAAGCACATACATTTAAAGCAAAGTCTTTAACAAACATTATGGAAAAGTTAGAAGTATGTTCTTATCGTTTTGGATTTACAGGAACACTTGATGGCACACAAACACATCGATTAGTCTTAGAAGGATTGTTTGGTAAAGTAGAAAAAGTTATTACTACAAAAGAGTTGATTGATAAAAAAACATTAGCACAACTTAATGCAAATTGTATTATTCTAAAATATAAGGAAGAAGAATGTAAAGAAGTAAAAGGTTATAAATACTCCGAAGAAATTAACTTCCTTGCAAGTCACCAAAGAAGAAATAAATTCATCACTGATCTATGTAAAAAATTGAGTGGTAATACTCTTTGTCTTTTTCAATTAGTAGAAAAGCATGGTAATGTTTTATATGATATGTTAAACGATGAAAACACATATTATGTACATGGAGGCACATCTGCTGAGGAAAGAGAAAGAATAAGAGAAGTTGTTAACAAATCTAAAAAATCGATTATTGTCGCTTCATATGGCACTTTTTCTACTGGTATTAATATTCCTAACTTGCACAACATCGTGTTCGCCAGTCCAAGTAAAAGTAGGATTCGAGTGCTCCAATCAATTGGGCGTGGATTGCGTAAAGCCAGAAGTAAAGATTCCGTATTAATCTACGACTTATCAGACGATCTTACCTATAAGAGTAAGAAAAACTTTACATTACTGCATTTTGAAGAAAGAATAAATATATACAATGAGGAAAGTTTTTCATACAGGATTGACACAGTAAAGATATGACACATCAAATAATAAAGTTTAGTTCTGGTGATGAAGTTGTTTGTGATGTTATTCAAGATGCTGGAGATTATCTCACAGTTGAAAACCCAATGAAAATGTATTTAACACCTAGAGTAACAAAACATGGCATTGTGGAATCCTTAACATTATCGAAATGGTTACATCCATACACAGAACAAAAAGTTTTAAAAATTAGAAAAGATTCAATTATTACAATTGTTTCAGTATCTGAAGGAATGAAAACATTCTATAGAAGACAATTGGAAATAAACCAAAAAGAAGTATTAAAAATAAATGATTGGGAAGCAAGAGATTATAATGATGATATGGATGAAGAAGAAATTAAAAAATTCTTAGAAGAACAAGAACTTTCTAAATCAACTAGAAAGAAATTGCTTAACTAATACTTGGCACAAGACAAGCTTGATTATACAGGCGTTAAGTTTGATTGTCAATGGTTATTTTTCTGTTGACATTATTGTTATGATTGTGATATATTAGGATAAACATTTAATAAACTAAGCACCGCATAAAGAAGGTGTCATTATGAAGGATGATCAGAGGTGAGTAACAAAGACCCCCAACACTACGTAGATAATAAAAAACTTTTTGAAGAGATGAAAAAGTTTAAAAAGAATTGTAAAGACGCAGAAGCAGTAGGTGATGATATGCCCCCTGTTCCTTATTATGTGGGTGAGTGTTTTTTAAAAATTGCAAATGGTTTATCGTATAGACCAAATTTTATTAATTACACATATCGTGATGAAATGATATCAGATGGTATAGAAAATTGTTTACAATATGTTTACAATTTTGACCCAGAAAAATCTAAAAATCCATTTGCTTATTTTACACAAATAATATATTATGCATTTATACGTAGGATTCAAAAAGAAAAAAAACAAACACACATTAAACACAAAATAATTGAGAATCAAGAGTATCGCACACATGACACATTACCTATGGATAATCAAAATTATAGTATTCATGGATTTGATGCGACTGTTATGTTACCAGATGAACCTGTTTACAAAACAAAAGAAAAAGAAAAAGTTCAAACACCATCTGGTCTTGAAGAATTTATGGAAAAAGAAAAGTGAAAATAGCCATCCTTGCTGATTCGCATTTCGGTGCAAGAAACGATAATACATTCTTTTTAGAATACATGATGCAATTCTATGAGGGAGTATTTTTTCCTTATTTGCAACAACACAATATCAAAACTGTAATTCATTTAGGTGACTTAATGGATAGAAGAAAATATGTGTCTATTAAAACTGCGAAAGAATTTAGAGAAAGATTTATACATCCTTTAAATCATTTGAAGTTAGACTTTCATTGTCTTGTTGGTAATCATGATATCTTTTTTAAAAATACAAATGATGTAAATTCTTTGAGAGAACTAATTGATGGCAGATCAGATAAAATTAAAATATATGAAGATCCAACTGAAGTCAATATAGGTGGACTAGATATTTTATTCTTACCTTGGATTACACCACAGAATCAAATATACACTGAGGGTATAATAGATTCTACAAATGCTTCTATCGCAATGGGTCATCTAGAAATACAAGGTTTCCAAATGTATAAAGGAATACAAAGTGAACATGGTATTGATAAAAAATTATTCTCAAAGTTTCAATCAGTGTTTTCAGGTCATTATCATCATAAATCAGATGATGGCCAGATATATTATCTTGGAGCACCTTATGAGATTTATTGGAATGATTATAATGATCCAAAAGGATTTCATATATTTGATACAGAAACTTTAGAACTAACAAGAATTTTAAATCCTTTTAGAATGCATGAAAAAATTTATTATGATGACACACAAACAGCATATGAAAATCATGATGTTTCTCAATACACAAATAAGTTTGTGAAAGTTGTTATCGTAAATAAAAAAGACCTTTATCAGTTTGATCGATTTATGGAAAGACTGATGAAGGCAAACTGTCATGATGTCAAAGTAATTGAAGACTTTTCTGATTTATCTGCTGATTCAGTATCAGATGATATTGTACAACATGCTGAAGATACAACAACATTATTAAGTAAATATGTTGATGAATTAGAAATCGATTTAGACAAAGACAGATTAAAAAGAATGATGCGTGGTTTATACACTGAGGCACAGGATTTAGAAATATGAACAAAGATATATTTGAAAGTGTTATAGATGTTGGTAGTGGATTTTTATTAGCAATTATTGTACAGTTGATAGTATTTCCTTTATTTGATTTATACCCTAGTATATTTGATAGTATGGGTATCGCACTAATATTTACAATTGTTTCAATGATACGATCTGCTTTATGGCGTAGATATTTTAGGACGATTAGAACATGATTAACTTTCGCAGTGTTCGTTGGAAAAACTTTTTAAGTACAGGTAATACTTTTACAGAAATACAATTAAATAAAAATAATACATCTCTAATTGTAGGTGAAAACGGTGCAGGTAAATCTACTATTTTGGATGCATTGTGTTTTGGTTTATTTGGAAAACCATTTCGTGTAATTAGTAAATCACAATTGATCAATACTATTAACGATAGAGAAGCAGTTGTTGAAGTAGAATTTCAGATTGGAACAAAAGAGTGGAAAATAGTTCGTGGAATTAAACCAAACGTATTTGAAATATACTGTGATGATATTCTTGTTAACCAAGATGCAAACTCTAGAGATTATCAGAAATACTTAGAACAAACTGTTTTACGTTTGAATTATCGTTCTTTTACACAGGTTGTCATTTTGGGATCATCAACATTCATTCCTTTTATGCAATTAAAAGCAGCTCATCGTAGAGAAGTTGTTGAGGAAATACTTGACATTAAAATATTTTCTATCATGGCAATGTTAATGAAACAAAAGATAAAAGAAATATCAGATGAGATAAAAGAACTAGATTATCAATTTGAACTTGCAGTAGAAAAAATTTCAATGCAACAAAACTACATCGATGATATGAAAGCAAATAAAGATAAAATCATCAAAGACAAAATGG